GAAGGAATGCGGCGGGTGCCCCACCCTCGCTGCGTCTTTGTTTTTGCCGCTAGGGTGGGATAGCTCCACCTATCTACAGCTTTTTATGGCTTTTTGCAGAGCCGGTCCACGCACAAAAGCCCCGTGCTGTGGCTGCAGCCGTTTGATTGCACTGAATACAGGAATTAGATTGCACTGGTTTTCTCAAGCTGTGGAAAAAGAGTGCAATATTCCATTTTCCATAGGCTTGAAAGGCGACTAAAACCGCCTCAGAGCTGCCTGCAAAACGCCAGGGCTGGCCAGGTATCCGAAACGCCTCCCGGCTGCCGCCTCCAGTTAGCCCAAAAATGGGGAATTACATACTTGACTCTCTGAATGCAAAGTGAAGTTACTTGCTCCCAGAAATTCATCAGTTTCACCGTTGACGGCACCCATGAGGCGTTTATCCGTCCCCTTTCGGCTGTGAATTCCTTCCTTTCGCATTGTGTCATCCCTCTTTGCGCTGGCCAGAGAGTCAAGCATGTAATTCCCAAAATCTTGATGCCTGACATAACTCGCTCCCGACTGACCACTGTTCACTGATAACTGAACCCTGTTTTTCGTCGTGCGCGGCGATGCGGATTTCATCGCTGGCTTGGCTCGTCCGCTAACTCTGAGGTCTATAGGCTCAAGTCTGGCCGATCTCCCAGAGCGCCGATCCACCGCGCACTCGCCGCACCGTAGCTCGCACTCCGGCGCGGAAACTTGTTACCTTTTCTTCTTCGCGCGGCGGTGGATGTTTTCGGCCGCCGCCTTGTCGATGACCACCGGCTCCATGCCATCCGTCGAGATCGTGATGCTATCGATCTCCCCGCTGCGCACGCTCGATGCAAACCGATTCATCGCGGACAGCACCCCGGCTCCAAGATGAAACATGCGATATGCCTGCCTGTTCCTTTGCCCTGCGAACCATCTTCAACGGCGAACCATCGCACGTCACCAAGATTACGAACCTTCGTCCCGATGACAGAGAGAATCATCAGTACCCATTTATCGACGGGGTAGACAAGTACAACCCGCTTCCCTTTGGCTTGCTCTTCGATGGCCTTGCGAACCCATGCGGTCGGGCCTTTCTTCTTGCCTTGATGGATGATGGATCCAAACGGCGGGTTGACATAGTTGGACTGGCCCCATTCGCATGTGAGGCCGTCGAATCCCTCTGGCAATGGACAGGGACACGGGTCAAAATCAAAGTGAAATTCCGCGTCAAGTTCGGCATAGAGGGCTGGGGGAGTCAGCCAATAATGTTTGCCGTCCTCCCCGTTGCCCTGATGGAACTTATTGTCTTGGGGCATGAGTTGAGATTGATGGATGGTCGCCAAGTTTCTTCTCCTTCCGCTTCCGATTTTTCTGTGCTTTCGTCTTCGGTTTTGGCCGGTAGGCCAGCACCACATCCGTTATCGTGTCCAATACTTGCGAGGGTCGAACATCAGCTTCACCTGCCGCTCTTTAATCTGGCGCTCCATATCGTGAATCTCTCGCACTTTGGGAATTACATGCTTGACTCCCTGAATGCAAAGTGAAGTTACTTGCTCCCAGAAATTCATCAGTTTCACCGTTGACGGCACCCATGAGGCGTTTATCCGTCCCCTTTCGGCTGTGAATTCCTTCCTTTCGCATTGTGTCATCCCTCTTTGCGCTGGCCAGAGAGTCAAGCATGTAATTCCCCAAAAATGAACCGCCGCATCCGCCCTCAAAATGATGATAGAAAACGCATAACTCTGCCGGTAGCTTAGCTGGCAAGTGAGGCGCACAACCATGGCTACGAAGTCAGCCACGCCATCAGGGTACCAGCGATGCCTCCATTCATCGGGGTAATCATAAATCCCAGGTAATTGAATCCCGACGCCCCAAGATAGCTCGCCGCGCGCGTTGTGCTCCAGACAAGAACCTGCTCCACCAGCGGATCGCTCGTAACATACAGATTTAGAGTTGTTCCGTCGTCAGTCAAGATCAGCCACTGTGGAAACGTCAGGTTCCAGTCAGAAGTAAAAGAATTGCTATTGAATGCGGTAGGCGAAGAATAATTCTGCCCCCAAAACTGCGGTGGCTGGCCAGTAGTGCGGCAAGAGGCACCAAAAAAGATAGCCTGACCGCTGAGGGTATTGCAAATTACCAGGCCAAGCAAGGAAAACGCCGTAGGAAAACCATTCCCGGGGACTGGCCAAGTAATCAGCGCCCGCCGGACAAACGGGGCGGAGGGATACGGCCCAACAACTCCCTCGTTCCAATCGCCACTTACCGATGTGGGATCGGCCATGAGAATTCCCGTGGCCGCATCCGTGGCGCTGAAGCTTCCGCTTTGGTTATAAGCCGTAGTCAGCCCAGTGTTGGCCTGCGTGGGAACTGTTCCGAGTAGGCCACTCCAAAGACCACCGCCGCCGCCTCCACCGCCGCCTCCCGGAGCGCTGATAATACCACCTGCAATCGTGATCGACGAGCCATCGGGCTTAACCGCACCGAGAGCCGATATGGTTGCAACCGGCAGATCCGCAGGCACAAGAACGCGCAAAACAGAAGCACCAGAAGCTCCGTTCGGAGTGGCTAAAACCTGATTTGCTGGGCCAGAAGGCAACGCTACGCTAGGCGGCACATACCAGGTGCCATCAGCCTTGAGAACTTTTCCAGCAGCGGCGTCGCCGGCGCCGGGAGCCGGAACCAACCCCATAACTCCGCCAGCGCCCGTGTCTCCGACAAATTTCGAGTGATAGGCGGTAACATTCCGCACCACAGTGGGATCGAGAGATGGAGCGTCCGCCTGCCATAGAACATTTTGCGACCCGGCTGGCGCTGCCGGCTCCGTGTTATTCAGATTGATGGTCTGCGTTGGCATTCTAGCTCCCGTTGATCGTCCAGCTACCACCCATGCCGCTGCCGGTCCATACGGTAACTGCGGCCGATCCTGACGCGGTTGGATCAGCCACACTGATTGCCGCGATGGTGTGTGATCCAGCCGCGGCTGGCGCGGCGTACAAACCGGCCGCGCTGATCGTGCCCACGGTCACGTTGCCGCCCGCGATGCCATCAACACCCCAGGTAACATTGCTGTTTGCGTTGTTCAAGACCGTGGCTGAGAACTGCTGCGTTTCGCCAGCCGCCACCATCGCTGAAGGCGGAGTTACCTGAACCAGCGTGGCAACGGCTGAAGATGGAGTGCTGTAGATGGCGAAGACATCGGCGGTGCCGTCCCACACGTCGCCTGAGCCATCCTGAAAGGTCATGTGCACGATATTGTCGGCATCGAGATAGCACGCGCCAACGCCCTGGGCGTTGTTAGTTCCAGATCCAGTCCCCCCGTCGTGAGAGCCGATGTTTACTTCGAGCGACGAGCCGTCCCCTGCGGCCGCGGGAATCTCTAAAGTCGCGCCGTTCGCCATATTCAGCGCGCAGCCCGCACCAAAGATTGTCCCGTTGCTCAGCGGAATTTCCATCCAGTTACCGCCGCTGAGGGCCTGAGTAGTGACGGTGCCCATGTTATTTTTCCAGGCAAAGACGAGAACTGAAGCGTTGCCGTGCCAGTCGTTCCCTGAGCAGTCGGTGATGTCGTAATGCACCACCAGACCCGAATCCACGTAGGCGCCCATCATATGGGCCACGTTGTGGCCGTTGGTCGGGCCATCGTGCATGTTGGCCACCGCAAAGCACTGCGCGCTGGAGTAACCAGACGGCAGAACGATGGTGGCGCCGTTCGCAAGAATGCCCTGGCCGAAGAGGATGGTTTCTCCGCCTGGCAGCGTGAGTTCAAGCCAGGTGATTCCGTTGCTGGTGGTTGTCACGTCCGGGCTGAGCCATCCCAGCGCGGCGTAGTTGAGGTCGCCGCCCCATTCCAGGCCCGAACCGGCACCGTATTCCCAATCACAATAATTCAGCGTCAAGAGTCGAGTCGCGCTCGCAGCACAGAGCACGATGGCGCTGGCGGAGTGATCGTTGCCGGGCACGCTGGCGCCGGCGGCCGATGCCCAGGCCAAAAGGTTGCCGGGCGGAAATCCCGAGGCCGGCAGTTGAAAGGCCTGGCCACTGGGAAGTTGCCCGCTGAAGAAGACAAACTGGCCGCCGTTTGCAAGACCGATGCTGGTGTAGTTGCTGTCATTGCCGGGATCGCTGCCAGGCACAGATGGCCAGCCGGCTTGCGTGGGATCGCTGGTGTCGTACATGACCGCTTCGTTATATGGTCCGAGCGCAAGCTCTATCTCGCCGCTATTTTCCGAGGGCTTGCGCGCGATCTCTCCGCCCTGGCCCGCGGCTTGCGCGGTGGGAGGAAAGACCGTGAGCGGCTCTAGCACTTCGTACTCTCCCGCATATTGGAAGTTGGTTGTGCTGTCGAGAGTAACGTGATCGCCAGGGCGAATGGCGCAAGCCAGGTTGCCGAAGACATCGCGCGCGAAAAGACTCGTGCGCAGCTTGACGCACGGCGGCGTGATGTAAGGCGCCGTGGGAAGCCCGTCGGCTCCCGTAGTATCAAGACCCAGCAGCCGGTCGCGCTCATAGCAGGTGATGCGACTGGCCTGATCCCAGGTCATGGTGGCGAAGTCCAGTGTCTGTTTCACCTTCATGCGCTGGCGGGGAATGCCCAGCCCGATTACTCCGCGCGCCAGCATATTGGACTTATGCCAGAACTCTGGAGCACGCTCTTTGAAGCGTGAATAGAGCAGTCCACAGCCACCCACCTGGCCCAGGCTCTCCGGATAATTAGTGCCCTTAGGAACCAGCTCAAATGTGGTGGGATCAACCTCATCCGTGGCTCCCGGATTGATGATTGCCGGAACGCTGTAGACCTGCCACTGCCCATCGTAAGTGGTGTTTGTGCCACCCATGGCGATCCAGTCATTTGCTTCGAAGGGATGCGGCGCCGTGGTTGTGACCACGGGCCTCACTCCCGCGCTCCAGGTGATCGATTGGATGTAGCTGCACAGTGGCACCAGCAGATCGCGTGAATTGGCGATATAGCGGTTGGCGCTCTTGTGCAGCGATTGGTCGCTGGCATCCCATGAGCCAGGCAGAATGTGGGCACGGCTGAAAGTGAAGACGCTGGAGCGCGGCATATCGATCTTCACTCCGATTTTGCCGGCGTATTCGGACATAAAGCCCCGGCAGCAGAGCAGCATCTGTTCGAGCACGGCCTGGAGAGTGGTCTGCGAACTGAATGCATAGTTCCCCGAAAAACGCGGGCGGCCGTTAGCCAGGAACTCATCACAATATTGCGCCGCCGCGTAGATCGATCCCCAGTCAAAACGGTTCTTAACGGCTGAGTTCAGAACATCGGGACCTGCTGTGAGATCGAGCTGATAGTCAGGGAAAATCTTCCTGCGCAGCAGTACATCCACAATGTGCCAGACGGGGTTGGTGGTGAAGGCATAGCCCGTCTGATTGCCTTCATCGTCGAAGAGCCGGCAGCGCAAGGCGCGCCAGAGGCCGATGGGCGCGATGTCGGTCCATTGCGTCGCATCGTTGCCGTTGTTGCTGGTCTGGTTGAGGATGGGCTGTTTGCGCATCAGCGTGTAATAGGCGATGCGCGAGAATGCGAGCGGCTGGATGGCGGGCGGAAAGAGCGGCCACAGCAGGTCCACGTTCTGATCCGGACCAACCGACGACGGTGTGAGCGACGCGCCAACTGGTGTGTCGCAACCGCTGTGAAAGTTGAAGACGAAGCCTTCGGGGTTGCCGTCAATAGCTTGCATCCAGTTGAAGCCGTAGTTCCGGATGACTTTTTGCGCGGGCGCGTTGCCGCCCATCCAGATGAGTAGATCGTTGATCCACAGAGAGGCGGGGCCATCCCACTCACCATGACCCAGAAGCCATATCCCGAGGCGCGTGTACAGGTTCACGGAATCGCCAGTGTTCTGCAGCATGTAGTAGGCGTGGCGCTTTCCCGTGGCCCAGGCGTAGCCGTAGGTCAGCGGAATGGGAGTCCCGGTAGTCGAGCTGGCGGAGCTGGTCGCGGTGGTGGATGCGTTCGCCATCAGATGGTTCTCCGCCGGTTGGTCACGTTCAGAGCGGTGTTCGCTGCCGTCTCGCCGAAATTGGTCTCGTAGTTATTCATCACGCACATGATGCGGCTGAGTGACTGGCAGCTCTGATAGCTATAGCCGCATTCCACGTCGCCGGTGGCTCCGCAACGCGGGCCGCCCCACTGCAATTGACAGGTCTCCGAGTAGATCTCCAGCGGAGTATCGTCTTGCGAAGGATTGAGGAGTTGAGAGCCTTTCAGTGTCACCGTATCGACACCGATATCGTCCACAGAAAGCGTGCCATGCACCTCAAGCCATGCGGCCTGGGCGTCGGCTTGCCAGAGGCGATAAATGAAGAATGCGCCTTCGAGAGCGCTGCGCCGCGCGATCTTCTCGAAGTCGCGGCTGAGCGTGTCGCCACTCAGATTCTGCAGCACGAAAGCTCCAATGTCGGTTTGAAGCGAACGATGAAAACTGAATTGAGGGACGCTCATCAGCCAGGGGATATAAGGTCCGGCTCCGTAGGCCGCCTCTCCGGGGAAACCCCAACCGGCTTCGCCGCCGCTGGCGCTGGCGTAGTAGATGGCGATACCTACAAAGGAGATAGCCATCCTGGTGAGGGTCTCGTCTCCCCATACCGAGCGCCGGAGTTCCGCCGACATAGTGTACGACTCCAGCCCCGCGGCGACGGCGGCGATGGATTGGTTCAGGGCCCCCTCGGCAGAGGCTTCCCCGTTCCAACCCACAACTGTTGCGGGAGAAGGGGGAATCACAGGCGCACTGAAGGATCCGCCCGTCCCCCCGGCGGAGAAGATAGCCACATAGAACATCTTCGCGATCACGGTACCTGCGGGAAGGGAAGGGAGAGTGAATCCCGACCAGATTATTTCCTGATCGTAGGTATCAACTTCTGTATCGCTTTGCTTCGATAAGAGTGCGTTCACGGTGCCGTTGACGCTCATCTGGCTTGTGTTGCCAGCACTCGCTCCGCCTGTGGCCACCACGGTGCTGGGATAGGCCCATGCAACGATTTGCCCCTCAGTGGGCGCAACCGGCGGATAAGCGAAGGCCGGTTCGGCGCCAGTGATGGCGACGGGCGCGTTGCTTGGCCGATCGCTGAAAAAGTAGAGGTTGCCATTCGTGTCCTGAATGTCGAGCAGGTTCACCTGAGCGACGCCGGTGCGTGAGCCGCCCGTGGCCAGAAGTGGTGCTGGGTAGGAGATCACCTCATCACCTCCAGCGCATACCAGCTCACCGCAGCGCCCGTGGCAGCGACGTTCTGTGTGCCGTCGCAGTTCACCTGCACGCGATGGATGTCCAACGGCAGGTTTTGCTGTGTGACCACGATCTGCGGACCGATGTCGGTGGCGTTGTAGAGATCGACCGTCTCCAGCAGCACGCCATCTATATATATGTCCGCTTTGCCAAACTCCGGCCCCTTGAGCATGTAGAGCCGGAAGCCGTAGCCACGGTATTCGTAGCAGGCCCAGTCGCCCAGCGTGCCTGGATCGTCCATGGTGACGTAAGCCGTGCCCACCGTACTCAAGCTCACATGCTCGGTGCCTTGGGCGCCGGCGACGGCCGCGCGCGCCGTCTGTGTCCAAGCGCCGCTGGTGGCCAGCTTTTGGTCGCCGAAATCGTTGGTGACAAAGAATGCGATCGCATCGTTGGCCCAGTCGCTGGGAAACGCAACCATCTGCTGCTGCGGCATCTCCTCAAAGGTCACATTCTGCACATCCCACATGCCGTTACCCGTCTCGACGGGTACGACCTCTGTGGTGAAGCGGCCGACGTACTGACGGCCTCCGCCATCGTGATCGATGATGGTGAAGAAGCCGTCCTCGTATTGCTCGTAGTACCACTTGAGCTTTTGAACGCAAGCCCAGGTGCGCGTGAGCCAGGTGAGATTAAAGGTGTGCCCGGTGTTTTGCGTCTCCCGCGTCCAGGGCGTCCCGCCCACGGCCTTTTTGTTGAGCTTGGTGCTCGTGCGCTTGCGCGTGAAGCCATAGTTGGGCGTCATCGAATCTTCGATCGATTCGTCCCATACTGTCGTCGGGTTCAGAATGTCCGTGGCCGGCATCAGTTCATCCCTCCGCCCGAGTTCTCCGCGTAGCTGTCATTCACCGCCGAGCGGATATTGTGCTTGTACTTGTCGAGGAACTGCGAGACGCCCTTTGCGTCGATGGCATGGACGTGCAGATGCACATCGCCCATCGAGGTGGACTGCACGGGCATTTTTCCGCCGTTCCCCTCGGTCACGGCTTTAGTGATCGCGCTGTTATCGACGCTCGAAAAGATGCGTTCGCCGGCGTGATTCATGTTCAAGCCCGTCTCTGGAACGTAGGGCGTGCCCGTCGCGTAGGAAGCGCCCGAGGCGGTGTACATGCTGCGCCCGGCCTTTTGCTCCGCATCCAGCTTGCCCATGAACTCTTTGATCTCCGGCTTGATGGTGTTCTGGTAGTAGCGGCTGTCGGCCGAGCCCATCTTCTGCGTCGTCTTCGCCGCCTCCATCTGCAGGCTCTGCGCGTCGGAATAGGCGTCGAGATAGTTCATGCCGCCTTGCTGGTAGGAGGAAAGATCGCCGGCGATGCGCGGCCGCACAGTCTTGAGATCATAGTCGCGAGCCGCATGGCTGCTGCCGATGGCTCCCACGACCGCGCCGGCCGCTGCGCCGACCAACGCGCCCACCGGACCTGCGATCTCCATCCCCATCTCGGCGCCGCTCATTGCGCCCTTCAGTCCGCCGCCTACGCCACCGCCGCTTTCGTGCGCGCCCCACACACCCATGGCGCCTTGCGCCGCTCCGGTTACGTTTGCCTGAGAGAATCCGTCGCTCGTCATCGAGCCGTTGCCGCTGGAGGTTTTGGTCGGGTCTCCTCCGCTCTTGCCGTTTCCACTTTGCCCTGAGAAATCCTTCCCGAGCTGCTTGGTTAGGGCAACTCCCTGCGATGCGTCGCCGAGTGCGCCCTTCACCTGGGCGCTTTTCGATGGGCCAGGTCCTACGCCAGGCTCGGCGAGACCCGAAGCGATACTTCCCGCAACGCCGGCGCCCGCGCCGCCAACGGTCGAACCGCCAGCACTCCAGGCCGAGGAGCCGGCAGACGTGGATGGTGCGCCCGCGCCAAAGCCTCCGGTTGCGCCTGTAACGCGCGGAGCGAGCAGCGTCGTGCCGCCACCAGGTCCAACGCCACCGCCGCCGCCGCCAGGGCCGCCGCCAGGGCCGCCGCCAGGGCCGCCGCCAGGCCCACCGCCGCCTGTAATCATCGCGCTACCTATATGGATCGTGGCGGAAGTGATGCTGAAGGCTTTCTCCGCCGCGCCGTGCGCGCCGTGGCCTGCTGACATTTCCGCCTTCGCGTCCGCGCCTGCGCCTTTGCCTTTTTTGCCGAAGACGCCGAAGCCCATGCCGCCGAGAACGTCGCCGAAGACGCCGCCCGCGCCACCCTTGGAGTCCGCGCCCGCTCCACCCTTGCCGCCCTGGAAACGCTGAAACAGCGATGCGGCCGCTTCGCCCGCGGCCTTGTCGCCCAGCTTGGCAAAGTATTTTCCCGGATGCTCCATGCCTTCAAAGAATCCGGTGAACTCGCCGGCCATCTTCTTGCGGGCCTCGCTTGCGGCCTCGATCATCTGGCCGTTGGCTTCCATCTGCGCCGCCGCCACGCGCCGGTTGTAATCGTCCTGCGAGATCTCCTGGGAGTTTAGCTCATCCAGATATTTTTGCTTACGCTCCGCCAACTCAGCGCCGATGGCGGCCGTCTTCTGTTTCTCGGCCGAGAGGAACTTGACCCGCGCCTGCTCTTCGATCTGCGCCGTCTCCTGGGCGTTCTTCTGGGTCAGCTCCTTAGATTGGCCAGTCTCGCCGGAGGCGATCAGCCCCTGGCCACGCTGCAACTGCGAGAGGCCCGCGCCGTATTGAGCAGCACCGCCCGGCGTGGAGCGGTCCATGTGGCCATAGGTTTCATCGAACTTCTTTTGTAGCGCATCGAGATGCTGAGCCGCCTCAGCGTGGATCCTCGCAAAGCCCTGCACCTGGTGCGCGGCGGTCGAATCATTGAGCGCGTTGATCTCCTGGGCGAAGCTGCGCTGCTGCTCTTCAATCTGCTGATTGGTTTGCTGGTTGGCATAAATAAAGCGTTTCGCGCGTTCTGTCGGATCGAGATTTTCGTCCGCGTTGATGTCCGCTGCGCGGTTCGCGCCCTCAGCCTGAGTTTTCTGAATGCCGGTCATGCCGGCCATGGAGGCCATGCGGCCCATCTTCTCGGTTTCAGACTGCTGCGCGCGCAGCCGATTCATCTCCTCGTTGTGAAACTTCGCGTGAACGTCCGCGACCGCCTGGGCGCTGGTGATGCCTCGGCGCTTCAGATCCTCGATGGCCTCCGCTTCCTGCAGGTGATAGAGCGCGGATCCGCGCAGCCCGGATTCCAGTGCCTGCTCGTGGAGGCGCGCCAGCTCGGCGACTTGCGACTTGGCGTCGCTGGTGTGGCCTTTCCGGCTGTCGGCAAGCTCAGTGTCGGCCTTGAGCGTTGCAATGGTGACGGCGCGGTTCTCTTCGTCCGCGCCGGCATTGGCGGCTACGGGGTTGCGCAGCGCTCTGTCCTGTTCGGTTCCATAGAATCTTTCTTCGTGCGCTTTTTTCCGCGCCTCTTCTACCTGGAAATCGCGTTTTGCTTTTGGCCGGGCGGATTCCGGCATCTTTGAAATATCAGCCTCGCGTTGCGCCGACCAAAGCTCAATGTCGCTCGACCTTTGCTTATGGGCCTGCTCGGCCTCCGCTGAATGCTGGAGCGTATCTAATTTCTTTTGCCATCCGATTGCTGTGTCAGCGGCCGCAAGCTGTTCATGCTTCGCGCTCCACAGCCAGGTTGCGCCGGCGGTTCTCGACAGCTCGGTATATCTCCTGACCGCCTCCGAGGCCTCGTCGATGCGCAGCCGCGTGGTCTCAATCGAGTGCGTGTTTCCGAAGTTCTCGTCTTTCGTTTTTGCGACTTCGTCCCGATAGTCCTGCGTAGCCTTGGAGAGGCCCGTCAACTCTTTCCACAGCTTCTGCGCCCCGGCGACAGCGGCGGTAAAGATCATGGCGCCAATCTGGATTGTGGCGAAGCCGATCATGGCTGTGCTGAGAGTGCTCAATACCGCTTGCGCGGCCTTGCTCTGGCCGATCAACGTAATCATGGCGCGGGGAAGGCGCACGCCCATCTCTTCAGCGGCCAGGCGCGTCTTCTCGGTTGCGGAAAGCATTCCCGCGCCGGCCTGCCTCATGCCTTGCTCGACCTGCGCGCCCGAGCGAGTCCCGGCCGCCCCCAGCTTGTTCAGGTTCTGCTCAACGCCGGAGAGCACCTGGCTGGAGGTGTTGTCTACAACGTTCACCGAGATTTGAACCGCGCTGGTCTCTACCGACATGGGTTATGCCTTCTTGCGTTGGAACTTGCTGCCACAGCCGGGGCATTCACGACCAAAGCGATTCTGCTGGCGCTCGCCGCAGGCGGTGCATGCCGGATGACGAGCTTTAAACGCGGAGCGAGCGCGATGGAGGGCGAGCAGGCCCTCCGCCTCAAAAGCAGCGAGATCCACCGATGCAACGCCAATGCCCGCTTGCTGGAGAGCTTCGAGATGCAGCAGATGCTCGCCAAAGCGGTAGTAGCCCCACGCCAGAGTGCGCGGCGGAACCTGGCGCTCCATCCGCTCGATTGTCTCGGGGCTGGCGCCTTCGGAGTGGATGCGGCTGCGCACGAAGTCGCTCTCGAAGATCTCTTCGAGGGCCATCCGCACGCCTTCCGCATCTTTCCAGACATCGATCATCTCCGCGCTCGTTACGCTTCTTCTTCGACTTTGGGCGCGGCGGGCGCGAAGAGCACGTCCACGGCCGCAACCTTGTGATACGTGTCCATGAACTCGACAATGCCCTCGCGGTCCGGAGCTGCGCCGTCCACCGTGTAGCCTTCGACGCTCACGATCAGCTCGTCGTAGAGATCCGCCAAGGTAGCTTGCGCGCCCAGCCATTGCGTCTTGCCGTTGCGGCTGCCGCCCACCACGCGCGAGCGGCTGCTATCGCGCGAGACGCGGCGCTGCTGCTCTGAGGTGGGCGATATGAAGTTGTGGCGCAGACCCTTGAACTTGCGCATGATGCCATCGTCGCCGGCGCTCCACACCGCATCCAGGAATACCGACTCCTGGCCAAGCGAGATCGGATCGTCGTCGGAAGGCTCGCTGGCCGAAACCGAGATGATGGCGTTAGCCACGCCCAGCCGATGCGAAAGAGGCAGCATCGATTTCCAGCCTTCAACCTGGTCGATGCTCGTTTTCCCATCCGGCAACGCGTAGCCGCTGGCGGTCGTGAGGCTTTGCTCCACCAGGTCGAGCCGCGCGGCGCTGCTGTCGAAGCTGTCCACGCGCTTGCCGTTCTGGTTTTCCGAGGTGGAGAGTATGCCCTCGAAGTAGCGCAGCCACAGCTTTTTCGGGATGCGCGCGAGGGTAAGGGCGTATTGCTTGCCGCGATCTTCGATGACGATGATCCGCGGAGCTTTCAATTCAATGGATGTAGACATAGGTTCCTTCTTTCATTTGGGATTTTCGACACCCCAGCGACGAAGACCTGTCGCCGGGGACCCCGTAAAGGGCAGTGCCAGAGGGTTGAAGGAACCCTTGAAGCTGAAGCCCCGCGCAGGTCATGCGGAGCTTCCGCCGCGGCGAAGGGGTGCCACGGATGATGCAGAAAATGGGGACGTGTGAAAAAAAGAGGGGGCGCTTCCCCGACGCGCCCCCGGAGGAAACTTTAAACGCCCGGAGCCGCCAGATATGAAGCGACGGAGTTGATCACCCCGATCGAGATAGGAGGGACTCCAGCCGCCTGGTAGTTGGTGGTTTCGTCGTTCTCCACCTGCCAGACGACCATGTCGCCGTCAAGGCCCAGCTTCGTCGTCTTCAGGTGCATCTGGGGTACGGAAATCGTCAACTGCGCATCCGCCCCGGAATTGACGCCCAGCTCGTAATCGCACGCCGTGTCGTTAGCAAAGCGCGTGTAGACATCGTCGGTGTCCTTGGCCGCGAAGGTTGTCGCCAGCGAGAACTTGGGATTTCCCTTGCGGACAAATATCCCGTAGAGGCCGCCACCCGGCGCGCGGTGAGCAACAAGCTGATTCTCCAGCTTCAGCGTCGTGCTCATGTGGCGCCCGACCAGGGACGCCAGAGCGCCAACGGGCCCGAAGGTCAACACGGCGTCCGACCCCAAAAGATAAGTCTCCGCTGGCGCGACAGGCAATGTGCCGGTCATCGATCCGAGGATCTGAATGCCGGTGCCAGTCATGCCGATCTCGATCATGATGGCGCCAAGCTCGTTGATGGTGAGGGTGAGATCGCCGACGCACATGTCCGGGCACTTGTAATGCACGTCCTCGGTGTCTTCCATATAGATCGTCGTCGGCACTGCCGTGCGCGTCGATTCATCGAAGGTGAAGGAATGCGCGTAAGGCGCGGCAACTCCGACCACCGTGTCGGTTCCCATCAGAAACGCCAAGGCATAACCAGCCAGCCAAGGAGAGAGTTCAGCCTTGAAGGCGCTCAAAGCTGTCTCGTAGCTGGTGATTTGTCCGTTGGTGGCGAAAGCGGTGCCTTTGCCGGCATACGCAATATCGGTACGCCGCGTGATCTTGCGTTCGAGCACAGCCGCGCCGTCGAAGCGCTGGCGTTGAGTGAGCGCGGCGTCGGCCAGGGCGGTATTCCAGGCCGCCTGCGAGTTCACGCTAAGCATCAGGTTTCGGGCTGTTTTCCATTGCGAAAGAAAGTTGTATGGACCGGGCATTACTTCACCTCGACTTGAGATTCAGCGGCCTTCACGGCCGTAGGCTGTGGCGCATCGGTGTGGCTTGCAGCGGGAGAGATGAAACGTCCCGGCGCGGGAGTGGGCTTCTGGGGAGCCGCTGGATCCGCGACCGGAGCCAGGGCCAGAATTTGAGATCCCTGATAGGTTTTAAGAGAGAGTGTGCGCCGCCACTCGCTGCTGAGCACCTTCACCGGCTGCCCAGGCGTGAAACAGTAGTTAAAGTGCGCGTTGCTGATGCGCACTGAGGTGCTTTCTGAAAGGGCGATACCCGCCGGAGACAACTGCACTTGAACAAAGTCAGAAGGGTTCATACTGTTCCTCCGTTAGGGCCGTCGAATTGCGCGATGCCGCTGATAAGCACGGTGATGGCGAAGAGCTGATCTACCGGACCGCCATCGTCGGGAATCACAAGAGAAACGCGCTTGATCTCCAGAGGCATCGACCTGGTGCCATCGGCCAGAGCCAGGCGCGCGCCGGCGAGCTGATTGAGCGCAACCGCGACCAGGCCCAGAATTTGCAGGCGTTCGTCGGCTTTAGAGCGGAGGCTGGATTCAAAGCAGAGCACGTCGAAGAGCAGCCCCGCTTGGTAGGTAAGCCGCTGGTTATCGCGCAGGTTGCTGTAATCGGAATCGCTGAACTGGATGCGCAGCGACGGCGGCTTGAGCGCGAGCTGGCCCTGGTCGTTGAAATCCTTGCTGTTGACCGGATTCACATCGACCGACACGGGAGCATCGACGGTGCCATAAGCCGCGGGCATCGCGCTCTTGAGCAGCGCGATCAGAGCAGCCTCGACGTAATCGATGCGAAATTGCGAGGGAGCGCCCATCACTGGCCTCCCAGGCCGGCAGCGGACCGCGCCCGCCGGATGTAACCGTTGACCAGGCTCTGGATGCGCTGAGGATCTTCGGGACGAAAGACCAGGTAGGGCCGCGCGGGGATGTTCTGGTGGCGTGTATGGCCGGGGACGTGGATCTTCACCTGGTTGCGCGGGCCACGGATATTCAGCGAGCGATTGCCGAGTTTGCCTTTGCCGAGCGCCGCGGAGAGCCGCGCGTAGCTGTGCTCTTTCACGTTGACCGTGGCGGCATCTTGTTTTGAAGTGCGCGGGCCGATGCCAACCGAGCCGCGATCGCGCGAGCCGAACTGATGCACGGCCGCATATTTCACGTTCGTTGAGAGAATCACCTGGTCCGGAGAAGTCTGCGCGATCCCTATCGAGTTCAAAAGCGTTCCTGTCATGATGAGCAGCTTGTGACCGGAGCCGTATCTTTTAGGGTCGCTTTTGATGGTCGAAGGCGCCAGGGGCATCCAGGAATTGGCCGGAGAACCCTGCTCGCGGAAGGTGCGCCGGATGCTCACCAGCATAGACATGCCGATCTGCTGCATCAGCTCACCCTTCGCTTGGAGCGAGAGGCGGAACTTACCCAACGCGACTTTCACGTTGGCATCATCGACCTGGATGACTTCCGCGCTCATACGAAACCTTCGATGTTCTTGTCGCTAAAGTGGAGATGGTGATCTTTCTTTGAGATCGTCGGACCCCCCAGCGAAACCTGCGGCTGGAGAGCCGTGGAGGGTTGATCGAGCGAAGCCTTGGCCGCGGCAATGTCCTTGAGAAAGCTGATCGCCTGGTCAAAGCGCTGCTGCACCGTCTCGCCGATCGTGGTCTCGCGCCGCCTGGAAAAAAGCAGATAGACCGCAATGTCCAGGGTCAGCGCCTTCACATCGTCCGACTGCTGCAGCGGAGTGACATAGCGCATCCGGCAGTAGCTCTCTACGCGACCTGAAGCCTCTTCGAGCGCCGCCGTGACCGTCGTGGTGTTGATTTCACCAGTGTTGTCATCGTCGGTCAGCTCAGTCAGGTCCTTCGTCGTCATGCGAAGAGGGATCAGATCGGCTTGGGTCGCGTAGGCCATGCAGCTCCGGAGTTACTTGCCTTCTGTATCCGCCTCGACGACTCCGCGAGCCAGCAGCGTTGCGGCCTCGGTTTCGGTGAGACGAACGATAGATCCCACGGTCACGATGCGGTGGCCAAACAGCACGCTGGCCAGCACCTTATAAGGTTTCGTTGCCTTGGGCTTGGCCGCTTCAGGCTTCGCCGCGTTGGACTTGTTTTCCGGCTCGTGCTTCGCCACTTTGTTCTCCTCTTGATTTGCGTTGGCCGCGGCCATTGAAGACCGCGGCCGATGCGATTCCTGGGGGCGGCTCAGGCTCCGGTTTTGGTTTCGGTTTTGGTTTGGGTGTCCGTCTTGACCTCGGCTTCGTGAGACTTCCCAACATCGGACGGCGCGGGCTTGGCCGCGTTGGGCGCTTCCGGGTTCGGCTTCTCGACGTCCCGCGTCGATGTGTCGTGAGTCTCTGTGGTCTTCGTGTCCGTCGTAGGCTTCGCGTCGGCGTGGACTTCCGTTGTCTGCTCGGTGTGAGAGCTGTCTGTCATCGTTGACCCTCCTTCGGGGTGTTTTCCGGGCGCGGATTAAAGACCGCGGCCGGGATCGTTCGTTCACCTCAACGGGGAGGAGTTTCCTCCTCCCCGTTGATATGGTTTAGCCCTCGATGTCGCCGGGGATCGTGCCCATGGTGGGAGCGATGCTCAGCGCGTTGAGAATGGGGATACCCGTCTCCTGCGCGGTGGCGCGCAGGTCGTAGTACCAATCCACGCTCTGCCAATACTTCTTCTTGGCCAGGTGCGGATCGATCCATTCGAGAACGCCGTAACCGTCCACGGTCGAGGGAGGCGCGGCAATCGTAGCGCCGTTGCCGTCCGTTCCACCGGTCCAGACGAAAGTCTTGGCGCAGGAAACATCGTCTTGCGTGGGCGCGGCTTGCGCGTAGCCGAGGAAGGCGTTGCTGCCCCACACCCACGAGGCAACGTTCTGCCGGTTGAGCAGGATGGCGCTCCCCTGGATGCACTTCACGCGGAAGACCGACGAGAGCTGATCGAGGGAGATCGAGCCGGCCACGGTGTACTTGAAGCGGTTGATGATGTCCGGATGGTTCTGCAGCGCGACCACAACTGGATCGCTGAGCAGTAGGCTCATGTCCGCATCCTGGATGCCAGCCTGGCGCAGAATTGCCTTGAGCGCCTCGACCTGCACGATAGGATGCGAGCCATCAGTGCCCACATCGGGGACCGACGGGTACTTGTCCCATTGGTTGTTGGTCCCGGCGCTGAGGTCGGTGTAGTTGGGGAAGTTGGTCTCGCTCAGCAGCAGCCTGGCAATCGCGACTTCGCGGTCGAGATTGATTTGCTTGATGAGCTGCTGGGTGAGCTGCTTACGCGTGGAGAAGCCCAGGCCGAGGCCGTAGCTCTCACTCTCGAAGGGCACATCGCCCTGGAGCGCGTGGCTCTGCGCCATGTACGGCGCGGTCGAATAGCTGCGCCGCACAGATTGCGGCTCGTCGCCTGGGGCGCGGAGCGTGGTCCCCGGCAGCTTGAAGTCGTCGCGATTCCACACGACGTACTGGAAAGACTGCCGCGCCACAGGCACGCGCGGGGCAAAGGTTTCGCCAACGAAGGCATTGTTGCGGAACTCCTTGGCGAAGTTCGACAACGCCACATTCAGAGCCCCAGCCGGCATCGTTCCAACATAGCCGCCCATTTACATCCTCCTGCCGCTTGCGCGGGTCGATTTCCGTTTCAGTGCGCCGCCAGGCGCTTGGCTCATCACTAAGCGCCTGGCGGAAAAAGTTAGGCGATTGCCGCTACCAGGCCGAAGAGCCCCGGCACGAAAACGCAGATGTAATCTCCCGCGTTCGGCGTGGTCTCAAGCGCAATAGCCACCACCGGTTGTCCTGCGGACGCCGGCACAAGCTGGCCGGCGGCGTTGTTGGTGAGCGCTAGCGGCGCGGACGGAATAGCTGCGCCAACCTGGCCCACCGTTTGGCCGTGCTCGATCACAGAGATCGCTTCGGTGGTAGAGATCGCATCTTCCTCGATGATGCCGATGCAAGGCGAGTTGGCCACGCTGGCCACGGCGGCATGATAGACATCCGTGCCATAGACAACGGCGAGGCCGCGGGTAAAGCCGGACGAGCCGCCGGGGATCAGGCTTTCCTTGATCTGTACGCCCTTCGGACCCTTGGTTTCAGTGTTGATGTTCGTCATGACTTGCCCTCCTTGGGCCTGTGAATTTCAGAGGTTGCGGGGCCGGTCTTGCTTTCGATTTTTCCGGCCCGCTGGTGTATCTCGTTAGACCGCGCCAGCCGAAGAGCCGCTGGCTACCGTCAACTCGGGATGCTCTTCCGCGACCTCCGAAAGCGCTTCGCTGAAGCTGATCTTCTTTTCCTTCTGGCGCGCCCTGGCCGCGTTGGTCAGCGGATCGCCGCTCGCGGTCTGCCCGCGTCCAGCCTGAGCGCCTTCCACGAATCGGCCGCCGGAAACAATCTTCGGCAGGCCCTCCAGGAAGAGCACCAGCGTTTCCAGCGTGGTGATATTCTTCTTCGCGTCGCCCTCGCCGAACTCGACGGTTGCGGTGGACTTGGCCAGCTCCTCGAAGACCGGGCCGAGGCCCATCTTCTCGAACGCTGGAGTCCACTTGCCTGCGCTCTTGAGCTTGGTGATGGCCGCCGTGGCGCGCTGCTTTACTTCGCCGCCGGCGATGGCCGTTTCACGCTCCGCAAACTTCGTGGACTGCGCTTTCAACTCGGCCTCCAGCGCAGTTACTTTTGCCTGAAGCGGAGCAGCGGTCGCGGTTGCGGCGTCGGTAGCGATGCGCCTGGCATCGTCTTCGCTGAAAGTCTTCGGTTGCGCGGAGCTGCTAAACAACTCGGCGAAGTAGGCCTTGATCTGTTCGGCTACGGTTTTCGTTGCGTCTGCCACTACGTCATCCTCCCCGAAGTCCACCTCGATGAACTTCGATCCGTGATCGTTGAATGCAAGGTCCTGCAAACCCTTGACTTCGGGCGGCTGCGCGCCCAGGTAGGCGACATGCCGCAGGCCGGTGATGTTGCCGTCCGCGTCACAATAGAACGCGGCCGAACGCTTCTTGAAGCGCCCCGCCTTGCGCGCCTCGTCAAACTTGGGATCGACCTGCTTTTCGCGCGCCAGCAGCTTGTCGCCATCGACGGCCAGGCTCTCAATCCAGCCATAAGCCGGCTTGTCGTCGGCAGGGTGGCCGATCGTAGCTGGCGCTTCGTGGTAAGTGGGGTCGTAGTTGCGCACCACGCGGTCGAGATCGGCGCGGGTGATGAGGCCTTTGTTGGCGCCGCGATAATCGCCGGCGCGAAAGATCTCAATCCAAGGGCGCGGCGCTTCGCCGTGCGTCTGGCTGAGGTGATTCTTCACGAAGTCGGTGGTGTCCAGGCCTTCTTCTTTGGCGCGGGCCACGATTTTGCGCGCGGCAGGAGCCTTTTCGCTGGAGGCAAGCTCGGTGTGAGCGTACATATCCAGCGCGGAGTTGACGTGCTTATGCGTATCCAGCGGCAGATGCCAGGTATCGGTGTTGTCCGGATCGCCAGCCGAGGCGAACTTGTCCGCCGTGAGCGCGATGCCTTCGACAGTCTTCGTCTTCGCCATGGAACCAACCTATCGGACCGTAACGCCGGCCCGTGCGGTAGCTGGAACAGTTGTGCTATCTGGAATACCTACACTCCAGACAGCGTGTGGAAGCCAGGCTCGGGCACTCCCAGCCGGGCCAGCAAGGGCAATCTTTCCATGCCGCCTTCATCGCTTCCCTCGGGCGCGTCCTCGGGCAGCACGGGGATGACCGCGCAGCGGCAGTTGAAGCCGCTGGGCGGATAAATCTTCAACCAAACTGGGTCAATAGCCCGCGCGCAAAAACCATCCAGCGACGCGTGCGCCGGCCTCACGCGCAGATCGCCGACCGTCCAGTATTGCCAGTAGGGCAGCGCATCCATCATGCCCGGCTCTTTCATCTGCTCAAGCCTGCCCGCGCTGTAGGCTTTGCCCGCGTTGGTTTGGAAGACGGTGTCCAGCTCGAAGGCCGCGAGATCCTCGACGCCGGCGTCCGAGGTCAGCTCGTCTACGGCCTTGTGAAAATCGTCGCGCGTTCCGCCTTTGGCCATGGTCTCTTCCAGCGCGTCGCGGATCTTCGCGATCAGCCTCTGGTCGCTGACCCCAGCCACCGTGAAGGCATCGTTTCTGTATTGGCTGCTCAGCCCGTCGAAGAGATCCCGCGTGACCGGCGTCAGATTGCGCAGGTACTCGACCGCGCCCTCCGGAGGCACATCGAAGCTGAAACCGACGTTGAGCGTGTCGCCCTGGGCGTCGTCGTCCGCAAAGTTCTTCAGCCGCGAGCTGGTGGCCAGGTGCACGGGACGGCGCAGCTTCTTTAGCCCGACGCCGGCGATATGCAGCCTGCCCAGCAGATTCGCAGCGGCCAGGTGGTGAGCCAGAAGATCGCCGAGCTTTGTCTGCTCTGAGCGCACGAGATGGATTGAGCCGAGTGCCAAGCTATTTCTCCCCCGGTGGCATGGCCGTCGCAACAATCTCGCGCACGCGGCGCGCAAAGATGCCCTTGGCGTCGCCCTGCAACTGTGCAAAGAGCCTGTCGTATTGCTCCATCTCCTCGCGCATTGCTGCCTCGGCCTGGCGCTCGGCGAAGGTGGCGCTGGAGCGGTCGGTGAGCGCCACAGACGGCGCGGCCGCGTTCGGCACTAGCTCCTGATCTTCCGTTTCGGTCGTAGTCAGCGGCCGGTCGTAACGGTCACTGATGTAGCCGACACTGAACTTTTTGCCCATGCGCATCAGGCCGGTGTCCACGGTGAGGGCAAGATTGAGATCCTCAGCCTCTTCGAGATCGAATTGCCAGATCGGCATGGGCGCCGTTGGCCCGAAGTTCCAAAGCACCAGCGGCTTGACGAGCTGATCGTTGATGACCGATTGCAAACTGCGGCAAAGCTCGACGCTGCGCTTATCCAGCGTGTCGGCATGGGTCTGGCCCTGGGCCTTCGATCCGCCGCCGCCTTCGTTGCCGAAGCTGGTCAACGTCTCGCCCATGACCCGGCGCGCGATGGAGTACTGCATTGCCTGAAAGAAGTTTTCGTAGACCTTGGGGTCTTGAGACCGGGCTATCTTGAGCAGTTCCTGGTCATACTCGAAGCCCTTGGGAACGGCGACGGCCGTGTTGTCTCTGATGGCCTCGGCAATAGCCACCGCCTGCTGGCGCTCCGACGCATTGTCCGCATCGTTGTAATGCACCACGGCGGTGCCCGGACCCTTTTCCGCATACTGCATCCACAGCCGCTGGATGTTGCGCTTAAACCAGCTCGGCCAGAAGACTGCCTTGAGCAGCGGGCGGCCCATGCGGTTGCGGCTGCGCTTGCGATAGCTGAAGATCAGGAACTTCTCCTCGGGCATCGTTGCGCCTTGAGAGGCCCAGGGATTAGCGAGCAGTTGCAGATTGCCCACCTGCGGGTAAAAGCGATTGCCGAAGAGAAAAAGCTCCTGTGGGCAATCGCTGATGTCCACCAGCTCCGCCTGGCCCTCCGAGGTGTCGAAGATCATCTCCTGTACGCTGAAACCGTAGCCGGGAGCATCGAGAACGCAATCCAGCACAGTGTGGAAGTCGAGTTTGCCGAGCTGCGTTTCGACGAACTCCTTTACATCCTTGGCCAGAGATGATTCATCACGCGGAGCGGGCAGCACGCTGCGATCCCGTTCGAGCACCGAGAGCTTGAGCGTATCCAGGCAGTTGGCCACATCCTCGTCTTTGTCTTCCAGCTCACGGTAGTAGGCCATAGTCTCCGGCTGGTTGTAGGTCATCGCGGCCCAGATCGACGTGGGGTTGCGCGTACCGCCGAAGGCCAGCGTATTGCGGTAAAGTGAGATCTGCTGCATGTAGAGGCTGGTAGACGAGATCATCTCGCCTTTGGGCGGCAGCGGCGGAACGGCGGCAATCTTTTTGTTGGCCATCACAGGTACCCCTTGATTTGCGAATAAGTCGTGGGTGTCTCCGGCGTCTGGACGCCGGTCAGCACGCACGCGCCGCCGTCGCCTGCCAGATCCGCCAGAGCTTTAGCCCAGAAGGCGTCGGCGTGGGCAAAGAGCTTTTTCTTGACGCCGCCCGCGACGGCCGTGTCCACCTCGATGCGCGGCGCGTCGAAGGTGACGCCGCTGGCCGTGGCCTGGCGCTTGATCGCCTGCAGCTCGGCGCGGATCTGCGGATCGTAGGGAATACGGCTGCGCTGCTGCTCCAGGCGCTTCTTGATGCGGATGGCAAGATCGGTCTTCATCTTCACGCCGTCATCGTTGGAGCCGCCGAAGCTCACGCCCATCAGCCGGCCTTCGTTCTCCAGATTCAGAAGATCGAAGAGGCCCACGCCCATGCCGGTCTTGTCGATGGCGCTCCGGGAAGTCATGCGAACAAGCGGATTCAGTCTCTTGCACTGCTCGGGAAAGCTCATGGCGTGCAGCTTGACGATGGCGCGGGTCCAGGCCACGTCGCCGATCTTTTCATCGAGCCACAGACATGTGGCGTCGTGATCGCGGCCCACGTCGATGCCGCTGTAGAGCGAACCGCGCGGATGGAAGTCCGGCGGCAGGTCGATGGTGGCGCCGGCATCTTCACAGGCGGCAATCAGGTCGAGAGTCAGCCAGGCCCCGGTGCTCTTGAGAAATACGCAGCAGAACTCCTGATTCCATGTGTCGTCATCGTTCAAGCCGCGGCGCATCTCTTCGATGTTGATCGGGCAACCCTCGGCCACAGCCGTGTAAACATCAAGCCAATGACCGGACCATCCATCTTTCTTTATCGGGAACTGTGTGGGGGCAACGCCCATCTCCAAGCCCAGATTGCGAGCGATGTCGAAGAACTTGCCCTGCTCGCCGTTGGGCGTGGAGATCACTTCCAGCGAGTTGCCCAGCGCCACCTGGCGGAAGACGGCCGCAAAGATCGCGTAGCTGTCTTCGTGATGCGCGAATTCATCAAGCACCGCGTCGCCGGGATAGCCGCGCGCCGTGCGCGGGTTGCCCGGGAGCGCAATGATGCGGCTCCCGTTCGGAAAGGCTATCCGGCTTTGAATCGCATCGATGCGGCCAAGCGCATCGACGAAATCTTCGTTGGCGATCATCTGCGCCGTGCCACCCATGAGCTGGCAGATCTTCGCGCACGTCTCTACGAATTCGATCGATTGGGCTTTCGAGGCGGAGAGCACTGTCGTCGTGCGTCCCGGCACGCGCATCGACATTTCGACGCGGCGGTATGCGGTGGCAAAGGAGTAACCGACGCGCGCGGCTTTCACCGCGATTTTGAAGCGGGAATTGTCGTCGATCCAGCGCTGCTGATACGGCCGCATCTGCAGCACAGCGGGAGGCTTGGCTATGTGCTCATTGTTATCCATGAGCGATCACCAGTGGCGGCAAACCAAAGGTGCGTTCGCGGAGGAGGTTGATGTCCTCGATGGAGAACTGTCCGGTGCCTTTCTTCGCGGCGGACTGGGTAGCTTCGTCAACCCTCGCACACGCGGCCTTTTCCCGATCTTCGAGGAGCTTCATCTTGCGGGTGTCCACTTCCACACGCTTGGCTTGCAGCTCCACACGCTGCAACCGCGCCAGGGTCAGCGAGAGCGCATTCAAGCCCTTGAGAAATACATCCTGGTCACCTGGGCCTACCTTCTGCATCAGCGTGAAGACCTGGTCGCGCATGGCGTTCATCACCGCGGCGTTCGTTCCCGGCAGATCGTTGCCGGCAAAAGCTGCCGCCCACTCCCGCGCCTTGGCGCTCTCGGCCAGCACTTGCCGGCGCACCTGCGAGACGCGCAGGTCGAACCATCGCTGCAGCGAAGACTTAGCCAGGCACAGGCCGGGGAAGAGATCCAGAACGTCGTGCTCCACCTCGGGCCAGTCGATAAAGCCGCCGCCGTCTTTCTCCCACTCCGCGCTGTAGGGTTTCGCCGATTGCTCGGCGATCTCCACCCAGGTGCGCCCGTGGTCATAGAGCCCCTTGATCGCGTCCTGCGCGCTCTGCGGCAGGCGATCTATCTTGAGCGGCAGCTTCGTCTTCCGCGGCTCTCCGGTCTTTGGCTTGGGCTTGGTCATCGTTTCTTTCTTGAGGTGCATACCTCATCAAGAAGCTCTTCGAACTCCCGACGCCTCTGTGTCTCGCGACCGTCGGGATTTTGCCTATTAAAGGCCGCCTGGCATTGAGGGCAGGCTAACTCCGGGTTGTGCATACATCCAACGCTCATAACTTCCTCCGCCAGCTAGTCGAACAGCACCTCGTCCGTGTCTTTGCGGCGGATCACGGCTCCGAGGCCAGCCGCGGTGAGCATGATTTCCTCAGCGATGGTGCGCTCCCGGATATCGCAGAACCGCTGATTGAAGCTGACGTACCCGAAGATTTGGAGATCCTGGAGCATGGTCAGCACCTGGCGCTGGCTCATGTGCGCGCCCAGGCTCTGCATCATCTTGGCCATTTCGAAGTCATCCATGCGGTCGGCCTGATTTTCGTGATTCTGGCGAATCAGCTTCAACATGTTCCCGCGGCGCCGCCTCGTCTGGATCAATTCCTGCTCAGTTGCCATTGTTTCTCCCCGCTCTCAGTTCGTTCATTGCGTCGGTGAGATCGCGTAGCGATGTCAATGCGCCCATCGATGTTGTCAAATTGGTTAGCGCCTCGGTTTGCTTTTCCAGCGTCAAGTCCTGCCGGTCAAACCGCTCATAAATTCCCGGAAACTCCTGGGCCGCGTAGACCGCCAACATACGCACCTCTTCCGCTTGCTTGCCGCCCAGGTCGGCCAGCCGGGTCAGCGCGGTCGCTGTCCGGTTCGATGCCTCGGCGGCGGACTGCACTCCGTTGGCTACCATGCTGAAACTCTCGCGCACCGTCGCGTTCAAGCCCTCGAGAAATCTCCCCAGCACAAACAGCGCCACAATCGCGATCAGGAACGCCGGGCCCCAGCTCTCCAGCAGCTTGAAGGATTGCTCTGGCTGGACCTTCAGAACCTCGTAGCCGCCTACCACAATCGCCGCGCCGCTCGCTCCGCTGATCGCCAGGCCCACATGCTTGAGCCAGCCGGCGCGGAAGCCCATGTCCAACCCAGCCCTCGGAGGTCCGTTCAGGCCCAGAATCGTCATTGAGCGGCTCCAGCGGCCGCCGAGCCTGTAATTACAGGCAGCGGAGGACCATTGCTGTTGCCGGCCAGGTGCTGAACCGCTGTGGCTAGCTCCTGAACCGAGTTGGCCGAAAGATGCAGACTTGCCGGAGCCAAAGTTTCTGGCGCCAGCGCAGCCAAGCCCGGAAGCATGTCCTGGACAATCAGCGCCGGCCTTCCAGCCCGCGCATCTATCCCGGCCTGCGCCACGCCTTGAAGCGCTGTCAGTAGCTGCGCCTGGTGCCGGTTCGCCTTGGCGCTGAATCCGGCGATCGAGAGCCCCACTCCGAGCAGCGTCAGGCCGTCAACCCCGTCGAGCTTTCCGTACCAAACCCCAACCACGGCCGCCGCCATCACCAGGCCGCCCCCCAGGATGGTCTTCTTCCCCTGCCACCAAACCACCACCTCAGCCCAAAACTTACCCATAAAACCCCCTTCGTTGCCTTATGCGCGCACATTACCGCCGCGAATCAAGCAGCTTCCGCGATCAGCTCCGCTTCGGACTCCTTCGGTGCGTTCCTTTTGCAACCGCCGCAAATCCATCCCTCGGAGGCTTCGTAAACTCCATCAACAGGCTTCTGGCATTTGTCGCAGATATAAGCGCCTCCATATCCCCCTGTTGCGAGCGGCATCCTTGCCCCCGGCACGGAGCCCCCAGAGAACCTCCGGAGAGGTCCACCAACCCACATCCTTTTCGGTTTGAGAGCATTTTCCATTTCCGCCATTCCTTCCCACGTCTCAGAAGCCACATAAAGCAGCTTTCCCGCTTGTGTCGGCCCGTTCAAGGGGGTCCGATGGCATCAACCTACCTTTTGCCCCCCCCCGACGCGTCCTAGCGCCTTCTGGCGCGTTTTTGCCTTTTGCCGGTCTCAGGTGCCGGCCACCGCCTGGGCGACGGTCAGATTGTCCGGCCTCGCCCACATCGCGGCGAACTTCGCCACGAACGCCTTGGTACCCCCCGCGCCCGTCGCAAATGTCGCCGAGTTGTCCTGCCGAGCCTCCCCTTGTTCCGAGAAGTTGGCGGACCCATCCCGCACCAGGCCCGAATCGACGCAATAGCTTTTCAGGTGCATCAGAACTTTGGATTGCTTGACGCGGATCTGAACATTTTTCAAACCGATCAGCGCGTGCAGCGGAATCCGCGCGCAAGTTACATCTCCCCGGCATTCCGCCTGCAGCTCGCCCCGGTCGAGATAGATGAACACCTCGACGCCATGCGCCGCCCGGTCCGCCAGCACTTTCACAATCGCTTCGTCCGTCAGGCTAAAAGCCGCCAGGCCGATGGTCTTGTGCGCCGAGCCGAGCGCGGCCGCGTCCTGCGTTTCCAGATTCGTCTCCGGCGAGTAGTAAGTGCCCGACGGCAACGGCTGCTGCGCATAAGCCAGGCAGCTCGCCATCCACACGGCCACGCCGAACCCCAGCGCCAGCAACACCCATCCGCGAATTTGCTTCTTCATAACGCCTCCATCAGGCTGAGAATCTTGCTGCTCACAAAGCCCTCTGACTTCCACCAGGGGCGCTCGGTGCAGGTGAACGCCAACTTCTGCGCGCCTTCGTCGTAGGTCCACGCGATGGTGATTTTGTCGCCCGTCGCCGTTCCCGTATTGCCCACACAGTCCGTCTTCTCCGATTGCGCCCGGATGCGCGCGCGGACCGCATGGTATCTCATCAGCGTGATCGAACTGAATGTGACGCGTACCGCCATCCGCGTGCCCTCTTTTTCGCTCCCGCCGCCCGGCCTGGTTTGGTCCGGGCGGCGGAAGGCTTCTTGGGTTTTCTCGTTTACAGCCCCAATGCCTTGTTGACCGCAGCCGCGATCTGGCCCTCGACTATGCCGGTGCAGCCAAACGTCGCGGAGAGGACAGTGATGCTCAGTTTTGCGCCGTCAAAGAGCCAGCCTATGGTTGCCGTAATAGGTCCCTTTTTCGCCTGCGTCGTACCGCTGTCGCCGGAGATCGGGTAGCCGGCCGCCGCGACTTCGGTCTCCATCGCGGCGTACTGTGCTGGCGTAACCGGCCAGACTTGAGGTTTGTTGCTCATCAGAATCCTCGCTGCGCTTCGGCGGCAAAGAACTGAGCCGGAGTAGGAACGGTAGCGAGAGCCAGATCATGCGAAACGCCCAGAGATGCCCGCTGCATTGCCGGCTCGTCCATGTATGGACGCACCTGCGCCAGCGTCACATGAACCTGCGTAGCCATGGCCGCCACCTGCGCCTTGGTGCTGATGCTCTGCACCAGTGCCAGAAGAGTGTTGGCGATGGTTGCGATCAGGTTGATGTTTCTGGTTGCCGTGGCCTGGCTTACGGGATTCGTGATCTTGGCCGCCGCCAGCAGCGCCGAGTTCGCATTCTGCTGAATCTGCACAACCAACGCCTGAAGCGTCTGGAGCGCGGTCTGGGTCGGGTTGGCAAGATAGTTCTGCGCGGCCAGCTCAAACTGCGGCCCGAAAGTGTTGAGAGCCAGGGTCATTGGCCCGAGCACTGCCACGGTCACCGGGTCGAGAGCTTCCACCGCCGCATTGACGGTATCGGCTGTCGAGATGAAGACCGGCGCCCAGTTGACGATCTCCTGAGCCACAGTGACCCGTTGCTGCTGTGTGCATCCGGCTGTATTCAGAGCAGCCAGAGACAGAATCATGGTCGCCAGAGCCATGGGCATCACTACCGCCCAACGACGAAGTTGCGATTGCGGGTTTTGCATATATCTCTCCTCTTCAACGGTTGACGGGTTAAATGCTTTGCGCCGCGTTGAGCGCGGCGCAGATCTTGGTTGCGAGAACTTCAGCGTCCGGCGCCCATGCGGCTATCTGCACAATTGCGAAGTTCGGGTCGTCACTCCATTGCGTATCAGAGATGAGCCAATAGCGCTCGCCATGTGGCACCGGCGGGATGAGCTCGTAGCGCTTCAAGCCGTCACCGTGCCTTTCCAGAGCGCCACTTCCTCTTTGCGTCGCGCCTCCAGATCGGCCAGCTCGACTTCCTTGCCGGCTTCCATGCCGTGATCCCAACGCAGCAACTGCCCGGCCGCATCGTCGTAGTGGCCGGCGTTCAAGTCTTTGAGCAGTGTGGAATTGCAGAGGCGCGTGGGGCCCAGGTTGAAAACGAAGTCCACCAGCGCGTCGAACTGGCCTTGGGTCAACGGAACCTTGACCAGGTGCTCGACGGCCTCTTCGGCATCGTCCACGTCGCAGGCCAGCATATGCGCGGCCAGCCTCTCGTCCACACCGTCGGGAAAGCTGTCGGGATGCAATAGGCGGTGGCCCCAGCCGATGGTCGGAACGCCTCCCGTGTCCAGATAGACCCTTCCCCGGAAACCCTCGCTCCGCTTGAGCAACGCCATTCCCGCCGCGCTGAATTCCATCGTCGCCGCCTATTCCTTGATCCCTGGTCCCTGCTTTTGCTGCGTTGACGTTGGCGCCTGTCTCAGTCGGCGGGCGAGAAATCGACGTAGAACACCTTGCCGATGGCTAGTGTCGCAATCACTTCGGGCACGGTGACGGCCATGGTGATGGAGCCGCTGGGGGTTGACTTGGCGTAGCTGTTGTCTTCCGGTGTGTTGGAATAGAGCGCTGACAGCTCGATCTCGACGTAGGGATCGGCGGACTGAAAGTGCTTGTGGCTGCGGACGGTGAATTTTCCTCTGATGTTCATGGTGGTGGGAAGCTCCCTCTTCCTTGTTTTTCGGAGGCCGGGGATTGGAGCGTGTTACCGCACTGCCTCCAACCCCACGGACACTCGTCTGCTCTGGCTCTCCGCCTGTCTCCTTTCGGAATTTGGCGGTGCTTGCCGTTCAGGTTAGTGTGCAGAATAGAACGCGGCTTCGCCGCGTGATGG